CTTAGTTTCGATGCCAGTAACACCAGGACCCCGTATTTACGTGGCCACTGTGGTCTTATCCGCCGCTTATGTGTTACTGAAGGACATTGATTACAGAGCTTATTGCTCTTATGTCTGTGAACTGCTGTCCTCCGTACCGCCCATTGAAGCGGACGTTGTCAGAGACGGGTTCACCCACCTTTTGTATCACCAGGCGCCCAACACACCTGGTCATACGCATGCCACCGCTGCTGCCCTTCGATCAGGGGCCACAGACTTCGCCAACACCTTGGCAGGGTACTGCGGCTCCTCTGTCTTCTCTTTAGGTATGTCCAAATCGGACCAGAGACGACACATGAAAGGATCGAGGCAGTGGTTTTGGGCGAAGGACGTCCACGCTACGAACAGGCTCACCCAACCGGGCCCCGAGGATGTCCTCTATCTTTGTGATGTCGATTATTACGTTGACATCCCCCGTCTCCTTACACAGCACTACAACCCTGTGCTGTGTTACACTGTCGTACCAGAAACTGCGGCTTGCGCTACCACTAGTGACACGTCGTTCAAATTTCTTGAAGACGGTATATTGGAGACCCGTATCTCGGGTGGCGGACTGTATCAACACCCCATCTGGGACTACGGCCGGGATTCGACGATGGTGTCATCTTATGTTTTAGGCTTTATTCCTTGGACCACAACCGTTTACGCCGTGGAGCGCAAGCAAGTGGCCAAGCACCGCCAACTCATACTGATGGCCCCCATCAAACGGTTCAACCACTTAGGAGCATGCCTTGCCAACTGGCTATTAGAAGCTCCCATCCTGCAACGGTTCAACCCCGTATTAACCGCCACCACCGGTGAAAAATATGTACGCATAAACGTCCAGCGCTCAGACGGACTATATGTCAGCACCGCACGTGCTGACAGTTACGCCTGCGCCACAGTTCCCGTACACATTGATGACAGTGTCGCTGCCGCCGCGCGTCTATATTCGACCAAGTTGATGATTCCAAGCACGTCATCCTGGATCGGAGAAGACCGCACCGCCGCCGCGGTCCTAACCGAATTTCACCGCTTATTTACTGCTGTTAAGGTGAAGGCGTATGTTTTCCCTGTCACGAAAGCCGTACGCAACTACCAATTTCGACCGGAGAACTATGATCAAGAAGCCCGACCTAAACTGCAAGCATTCATGTCACCCCTGTTACACGGCGCATTCGCACCAGACAATATCGTGTCCAGCGAGGAACGTTGCGTGGAAGGACGCGTGAATGCACTGAAGAAAGATGAACCCAAACCCTGTCGCTTCAGAGACAGATGCATGGACGAATTTGCAGAACTCGTCCTTACAGGCATGACCCTGGAACCTGTTTGTTACGAGGTAATTGAGAACAAACAGTCCACCGTCCCACAGAAACAGTCACTCAGACGAGCTTGCGTTACAGGCTATTTCCGCCAACGGATCTTGAAGTGCTTCATCAAAGCTGAAGCTTACCAAGACGTCAAAGACCCGCGGAATATTTCAACCTATAATGACGCTGACAAGCTAGATATGTCCGGATTCACCCTTGCCTTATCCGAACATTTGAAACAGTTTCCATGGTATGGACCCGGCATGACGCCTTTGGAGATCGCCAACCGCGTGGTTGATATCTGTCTTGACGCCCAATTCGTTAACGTATCAGATTACCACCGGATGGATGGCACGGTCTCCGAAACGTTGCGCATGGTCGATAGGATGGTATGTATGAAAGCCTTTACTAACCATCGGACGGTGTTGAATGAACTTCTTAAACGAAATTATGACAATTTCGGGGTCTTGCCTTACGGCACGAAGTTCGACCAGGGACCCTCCCACGGATCTGGATGCCCCGGCACCTCCGTATTCCAGACACTCAGAGCCGCTTTTACCGCCTACCTCGGATTCCGAAGGCAGCTCACCACGAAGAATCCGGCCTCGAAACCGGAACACGCCTTCAAATGTCTCGGAATACACCTCGGTGACGATGGTCTCGATGCTGACCTCTCTATCAAAGCCCACTCGTGGGCCGCGAACAGAGTTGGTCTGGTGCTCGAGGCTGCCGTCGTTGAAAGGGGCTGCCGAGGAGTCACTTTTCTGGCACGCTACTATTCACCAGACGTCTGGAATGGACTTCCTGATAGTATGTGTGACGTTAAGAGACAGCTCAGTAAATTCCACACTACGGTACGCCTACCACACACTGTCACAGCTGAGCAAAAGCTTGCAGAGAAAGCCCGCTCATATGTGCTCACAGATGGCAATACACCCGTTATTGGAGAATTTTGTCGCCGAGCCGTCGACCTCTGCCCACTTCCCAAACATGTCGTTGGGGTGGGGCATTGGTGGTCCAAATTCAATGCAACTGTCCAGTTTCCAAATCAAAATGTTGGCGACTGGATGGACCATGAGTTTGACCACTTGCTACCAGAATTTGACAGAGAATTGTTCGTACGTTGGCTTTCTACCTGCCAAACGCCCACGGAGTTGCTTCGGCCTCCACTTTGTGCAGAAATTAAAGCCCCCAGCTCAAACCACCCCGTCGTCGTCGATGACGATGTGTTGTGCCCCACTCCTACGTCAACTGAATTCAGCTTCAGCAGCGTACAGTCAGAGCGCAGTGAAGATGTTCGTACACCCGAACCAGCATCACCCCTACGAATCACAATTACCGGAGACACCACTCCCCGCCAGAACCGCGGACCTCGCCGCAAGAAACCACCTTCCGCACCAAAAGTTGGACGGCTTCCTGGAAATGCGCCACTGCGCATAACAGTTGAACCCAAGAAGCGGATTAGAAGGCCCCGCTCGGATTAAGAGCCAGGACCTCCCCTAAGTCATATTAGGGCGACCTTACTGTTGCCAATACAATTTACAATCATTG